CTGTCGTCTTCAATTTCAGGATTACGCTCTTGGAGGATAGGCCCCAACCTCACCGTAAAAGCCTGGCCCTGTTTTTCCAACGCCTCCGCAACTAGGGAAAGGCTTTTGATGCAGAGTTCGATAGAACCCGATTCTTTTGCTGCTGAAATGTCTGATTCACTCAATCCCATTATCCACTCCTTTGAACGATTTTGGCGTTTATCGGGGAGCCGCCGAACTCTCACCCCCGACGACTCCCCTACCTGTGAAGTCCCGGACACACGGTCTGCGTGAACAAGAACCGTGAAGTCAGACTCCACCGGGGATAGTAGCACAGACGGGTGTGTATGTCGTTAAAAGAATTTAAGAGGGGGATCATACGGGAATCGAACCCGCGTCACCTGATTGAGCGTCAGGTATCTTGTGCCAGTTAGACCAGGACCCCCCACAAGGCTGTCAATTATAATTGACAGCTACTCGACAACTTCGTGATGGTGCGGTGTCAGCCTCGGCCCCGTAAAGAAGTTGGCCGTGACGACGTTCTCATCCCCGTTGATGATGATCACGATTTGCGTCGACGTCCGTGGTTCTCCAGGCTTCCCAGGTGCATCGGGGTTCAGCCAACGAATGGTCAGCGAATCCGAGAAGATGCTCTCGTTCCCGCTCGTGTTTCGGGCGGTCACGCGATAAACATAATCCTGGGTAACGAACACCACCGGACCTGGCTCGGTCCACTGGATCGGGTCCGGTCCCTGTGGCACCGTCGCCACTTCGACAAAGCCGGGGCAGTTGGCCGGAGCTGGCACCGGATCGGTGCAATCAGCGTCACCGCGAAACACGCCGTACTCGTCCATATCCGACTCGGTGTTGGCGTCCCAATACATCGGCAGACCGAAGTCGTGATCCTCGACCTGACCCATCACAGGGCTGACCAGGAACAGCAATAGAATAAGTTTCTTCATACCGTTCCTCCTGGGCCTCCTGGACGAGGAGTGCCAGTGGGCGGTGCTGCCCTCTTCTCAATTTCAGACTTGATCACTTGAACGAGGCCGACAGTCGCAGCACCAAACGTGCCGATGCCGAGCCACAGCTCAGGGGATAGAAAGATCCCCGCAGCGGTCAGGATAGTCGCCAAACCCTGGTATGTGCTTGGCTCCTTGAGCCTCGCTGCAATCCACTTCAAAAGTCCTTCCATGATTTACCTCCTTTGGTTGTTCTCCCTCTATTTTACCGTGTACAGCATTGCCTCGCTACAATCGTAATGCGTCATGTACAAACCGATATTCGACGCCACCCACATAGCGCAGTCATTCGGGTTAATGTCCCTCTTGTTGAGCCACATTCGCAGCATCGACCTCGCCCTGCTGCGGTTGTCCGTGCCCTTGATAACGTCATCCAGGATCTTCATGGCTGGCTCGAGGAATCGATCACCCTTTTTGAGGGACTCAATCGTTCTCGCTGCTTTATCTTTCCCCTCGACAGTCGTTTCATAGATCGTTTCGCCAATGCTCGTCACCAATTCGATATCGGTCCGGTCACTTATCGCTCTCGTTTGGGTGACGATCCCCGCCAGCATCCAGATCAGGAAGTCTATCGCCTCTTTGTAGTCGTCCTGGTACAGCCTGTGCGTCACCGTGAACAACTGAATCCCGAATCGCTCGACCTTCCACTCCTTGTGCTTCTCTATGAACTTATTCATGGCTTCGATTCCCAACTTCAGCGACTGCGGTTCCGCGCACATGATCATATCCTTCCCCCCCAACGCCCGTTTCAGGATTTCAGGGGGCAAAGGAAGTCCAGGAGAGGCAACCGACATGATCGAAGCCAAGTCTTCGGCCGTAAATTCCTCTTTCGGCAACGCAATCACGGGCGGGAGCCCCTTCACCGAATAAGTTTTGGGTGGGTGGGGCATCCTCTTGGACAGTTCAGCGACGATTGCACCTATCGGCATCAAATCCACCATCATCAGCAGCCAGTATTTCCTGGAATCCAGAGCCATGAACAACTCGTCTTTGTCGTTTTGAGGGAATAACTCGGTAATGCGGTCCATTATAGCTCTTTCTTCACCAACTCAATCTCTATTTGGTCAATCGCGGTCTCGATCCACCGTAAAGTCAGTTTGTTCGGCCGAGCCACTTTCTTGGCAGCATACCGATACAGAGTCGTGTGCGACGGTCCCTCCACAGCGTTGACGCGGTGCATTTCCCGGCACATGCGCTCCCAACTCCATTTTGTCCTCTTTTGCAGCCTGAGCAGCCTTTTAGTGATTTTCACCCGTATTTTCCCTGTTTATCACCCGTGATTTACCCGTTTTACCCATATTTGCCAGGAAAGGCCGAATTATCACTTTATTGTTATATTCGCCCCTACGAGGCTGGCAGCTAACATTCCCTCTGTTGAACTATCCCCGTCACTCGAAATCCCGCTCCCCCTCTTCCACTTCGACCGCTGGCCCCCCCTCGTAAACCACGATCCCTTCTTCCAGGCTGTCGGCTATCCGCTCCAGCTGCAGGACCTGTTCCAGCAGCAACTGTGTGTAGCAATCCTGGCCGTCTTTGGCTACCAGTAGCTCCAATCGCTCTTTCAATTCCATAGCTTCCTCCGGTTTGATTTGGTCACGCCGGACAAACTCGTCAACGTACCGTTTGATGCCATGTTTCATGTGAAACCTTTTAGAAAAACTGAGGGTCTATCACTTTGAGTTTGTCGGGATCCCCCGAAACTGGACGACCCCACCCGTCATAGTACCCCTCCTTGGTGAAGAAATATTCGGTCCCCCCTTTACATTTGATTTTGTCCAGGACCTTCCCCTCCGTGACCTCCACTGGCATCGGTAAGTGAATTTTCCCGCACTTCCCATCCTCACACACGACCACGAGGTACATTCAAATATCTCCAATCGGCATTTTAATATCCGATTTCGGCGTTTCAATATCAGGCGCAGGACACCAAATCCCGGCACTCGACAGAACCAGCAGAAGGAACCATAGGAGCAGAGTGATGTTCATTCTCATTCGTGCGGTCCTGTCGGGTTCGTCCTCTGCTCGTTGGCCCACTTCAGAAATTCGTCGCAGGGGCAGTTCGAAGGACGCCCCCCGGTGTGCTCGATCCAGTCGGCCAGAAGTTCATCCAGCATCCGGTGTAGAAATACGTGCCTCTTCTTGTGGGATTCTAGGTCCGTGACCTCTCCATACTCAATCGGTGTCTTGTCTGACATATTGAACGCCCTCCACTGTTTCTTAGCCGCCTCAATGTTCTTTTTTCTCCAGGCTGGTGCGAACGGCCTCTCACACCTTTCCCCGTCTGTCCACCGCTCCCCGCAGCGTAAACAGGTCCAGTCCGCGCCGTACCACGGATAGTGCGCCAGCACCATCGGGGATCGCCTCGCGCACGTCGAGCAGGGATTCACCTGGATCAAAACTATGTCGGGTTGTGGTGCACAGATGTGAAGGTTCAATCCCTATCCTGTCGGCGTATCTAGTCCTAACATTCCCAAACTGTGGAGCTGGCCCATGATCCTAGCCGCCAAACCAAAATCAATCTCGCGCCAAGGCCGTTGCCGCGACGACCAGCTCCCGCCATCGTTTGAGCCTCTATACCCTATCACCTCTCGTAGAGGAATCACTAACACCCCCCGAACGCATGAGGCACTCTAACATTCCCCAAACTTGTCACACTCTAACACTCGCCCAGGTCCCTAGAACGCTAACATTCCCACTGTGAATCGCCCCGGCCCCGCCCACATTGAGGGGTATGGTTGGGCTGGAAAAACCCGCACGAGGCCCAGGGCGAACTGAATCACCCTGGCCGATCCTTCCGGAGCCCCAATGTCAAAGACCAAGGAGCTACCACGACCAGGGCGAACTTAAGATCGGACATTCCTCCCACAGCAACGTCACCGGGTTCCGTCTGATCCACACCCGTTCTTCTCCATCCCACCCCAAGATCGCTACATGGAAGTAAAGAGCTAACATTCCACCTCAATTTTACGGAGAGAGCGAGGAGCATCTATACCCCGCTTTGCCACGGGCAGCGCAGCCGTTCTCCTTCTCGCCGTTTGAATGGAGAACCCCCCCATGGCCGAGCATCACTAGCCAAACCTTCCGATCCAGCCCAATCCAACAGGAGCTGACACCTGCAGGACCTCCAAAACCACACTCGGCCGACTTGAGTCCCCACCGACAAAAGCCATGGCTCACCGCTCCCAAATTACTCCCTTTGCGGTGGCGGTACTGAAACCCTATATCAGAAAGGTGTGTAGGTCAAACAGAGAGAGAAATTTTATTTTTTTACATGGTGTACTTACAGGGTAAGGCTATATAGGCCGAGAGCGGGACTCCGGGTCCGCTGGAGGTCTCCCCGCCTTCCTTCCTTCCTTCCTTCCTCTCTGCTTCCTTCCTTCGCCGCTCCCGGCTCCCGCTCCGATCTGGGTGACCAGCTCCAGGGCCAGGGCCAGGGCCGAGCAGCTCACCCAAGGCCAGGGCAGAGCGATCCACGCCGACCAGTGCCAGGGCCACGCCGAGCAGGGTGAAGGCCACGCCGACCAGGGCCACGCCGACCAGGGCCAGGGCCACGCCGACCAGTGCCGGCCACCGAGCTTGCCGAGATCCAGCCACGCCGACCAGCAACCAGGGCCACGCCGACCAGGGCCAGGGCCACGCCGACCAGGGCCACGCCGACCAGCTCCCCGGCGGCGGTGTTCCGTAGTCAAGAGTATGCGGAACCCTCCAGGGCCAGCTCACAGGCCAGCAGGACCAGGGGCCAGCCGGGGCCAGATCGGGAGGGTTTGCGGTACACTTTGCCACCCCGATGTGAGAGAGTAGAGGGAGTGGTTACTTCATAGGGAAAGGAGGGAACATGGACAAGCCAACCAGGGCGAAAGCCCACACCGTTTACCACAGCCGTAAGCTAGTCGAAGCCACCGCAGCCGAGCCAGCAGACCAGGCAAAGCTCAGGATGGTCTCGCAGCTTGCCGCCATCAGGCCAGCCGACAATCAGGACGAGTCAATGCTCGCACTGATCCACAACATCATCCAACTAGGAAGGGGAGAGTAATGAGACAGAAGCCGAGAGAGATCACAGTTGACGAAGCCCTCGGCGGTCCCGTCAACGTCCGAGAACAGGCCACGGCCCCGGAAGGGGTCAGGCTTGTTCAGGAGTGGTGCAAGTGCGAGACCAACACTTTCCTATGCTATCCCGTCGATGGGGCGTGTAAGTGTGGGGAGTACAAGCACCATGTTCACTGTGTATGTGGAGGGATCAGCCAAACCGGGTGAACCCTCCCCCCCGTCTTCATTCTATCCGGGAGGCGGGGCGCGTTGGCAGGGTAGGAGAAAGAGAGCAAATGATGAGTTACGAAGTCAGCAAGGATGTATGCCTCGCAAGTAAGACAGTGGTGGACACTGATAGCAATCGAATCACGGTGGCGGTGAAGCAGTACAACGGGGGAGAAGTGAAGATCAGTATTGACCGCACCGTCAAGACCAAGAAGGGAGAATGGAAGTTTGCGAAGCTGCGACGACTCGCAGCCGACGAAGTGTTGCCCGTATGTGAGGGGCTAACGTGGGCCAGCACGACACTGGCAGCAGCAGCAGCTAACGCTGCCTGACGTTGTGCCACTAGCTCCCCGGACTGACTCCCCGTGGGGCTGGCTGACCTAACGTCGCACCGATGCAGAAAGGAGGAACCGACCATGCCAAGAACCCAACCGAGATATGCAACCCCAAAGGAGTTGCTAGAGATCGCCCTGTGTTGCGCGAAGGGTGGCCCGGATCTGGAGACAGTCCAGGGCCATCTTGATGGAGCAGCCGTGGCAGCGTGGGACCACTACACCACAGACAGTCCAGGCTACCAGGGGACAGTGTACGCGGTGATCTGGCCCGGAGGCCCGGAGATTGTTCAGTCGTTCATACGTCACCCTGGCAACTACATTGTCGAAGCGAATGAAGCCGCCGATCCGGGCGCACCCCTGGACGTTCCAGAGCTTGTCGAAGGGCTGGAACAGTCCGGGCTGAGTGTCCATGTGATTGACGAGAAGACCGACTTCAGCAAGCTGCCACCGCTGAAGTAAACAGACGCAACACGGCCCCGGCGAAACGCCGGGGCCAGGAAGGAAGAACGCATTTGAACGCTTTAGAGATCATCATAAGAATCGTAACGCTGGCCCTTTGCTTTGCGTCCATAGGGCTACTCTAACAACAGGAGGGAAGAATGATAACGATCAGAATCCAAACAAACAACGATGCCTTCAAAGGCCACCCTGGAGCAGCAGCAGTCGAAGCTGCCCGGATACTGGAGGAGCTATCGTGGAGACTTCGCGCCGGGGGCCGGGGACAGGAACCCACCCTTCGCACATCAAAGCTGGTGGACTACAACGGACAGACGGTGGGACAACTCACACTGACAGGCAAGGAGAAGGGGTGGCTAAGATGAACGGTTACGCAATGGTGTACGCACCCTGCCTCGTCTGTAAGCAAGTCATAGGATTCAACCCACACCTAGTCCCATCCCTTAGAGTCAATGGGGAGAAGCAGCCAGTGTGCCGAAACTGCCTGGAGATTGCCAACAAGAGGAGAGAGGCCAACGGAGACCCACCGCACCCGATTATGCCGGGAGCCTATGAGCCGATCAGAGAGGAGGAGTTGTGAAGCTAGGAGACACGGTGAGATTCACAAGCGAGTGGCTGAGAACCACAGGGAATTTCCTGGGGCCAGTCCCCTTCATGCGTGGGGAGATCGTGCATTTGGGCGAGTTGTTCAGTGGTCGTCAGGTAGCCACGGTTGAGTTTAACTGGCTGAACTCACATGGCCCGGACGCACACATCAACCCACCTGAGCGCATGAAAGCCCTGACCTGTAATCTGGAAGTCATAGGTTGAGCGCACCGCCTCTCCTGGCAGCAGGAGGGGCTAGTGGGCTGAATCAATATGGCCCGGAAAGGATAGGGAATATGGCAAGAGAAGTGACAGAGCAATGGGAGGTCGTTAGCTGCTACCCGGACCAGGAAGCGGTGGACGATGGTGTGCTGGTTGTCGTGACAGCAGAGGGGCGAGTGAACAGAGTCACCGCAGCCGTGTTTGCCAAGTACACAGAGGAGCTAGGCGGGGGAGTGGTGACGGACTGCACCAAGCTGTTGGGCGAGGTCATACCGCACATGGTAGCGCAGCCAATGGACAGGGACTGGAGAGTCGGAGAGTGGGAGAAGGAGAAGCTGTGGCTGCTGCCGAATGAAGTGGACGGTTACACGCTGATGTTTCCAAGCGACTATTGAGCGCACAGCCTCACCAATAACGGGTGGGGCTAGTCGGCTGAATAGCTGTAAACATACACACCTTTTTGATACAATGAGGACAAGTGGTTATCAGGGAACAAACAACAACAACGAAAGGAGAAAATCGCATGGGTAAAACATCAGCAGTAGAGAGTGCCGTGGACCTGTTTGGGGAAGCCCCGACCATAGCCCCAAAGAAGGCCAAAGCATCGAGTAAGGTCCGGGCCATCGTCCAGTTCAAAGGCTTCGACTTGCTGGCAGCGTGTGGCATCGTGGAGAAGGCACTGGAGGACGTAAAGAAGCAGATGATGGCAGCGGTCAAGGAAATGGCTACCGATTACCTTGTCTCGCAAATGCTGGAGATCAAGACGAAGCCTGACAGTTTCACCGCAAGGGGTGAGCTGGCAAGTGGCTTGGTCAGTCTCAGGAAGCGTGGGAGCCATCTTCGTGTCGCACCTGAAGCAGCCGAGGCTCTGATCGCAAAGGGTGTGCCGATGGACATTCTGGAGAGTGTCCCGGAACGGCTCGTTATCAACCCGGAGATCCTGGAAGATCAGGAGGCTCTGCAAGCACTGGCCGAGGCCATCAAGGGCCACCCAATACTCGGACCCAAAACCGTCATAATGAAGCAGGAAGCAGAGAAGCACTACGCGGTGAGTGAGGACACGATCCCCACGTTGGCCCGGACAGCACAGGACGCAGACGAGATCAGAAACTTCATTGGGAAGCTGTCCAGTGTGAGTGTGAGCCGTTTCATTATGGACGGTGAGAAGGACTCAGTTGTGCAGAAAAAGAAGGCACTGGAGATCCTGTTTGATCGGGGCATCTTATAGTGAACTTCCCGGAGTGGCGGTATCTGTTCCCACCCAGGCCAGAGGCAGCGGTGACGCATGACCTCATCCAAATGTACCAGGACCAGGGATGGGTGGGACAGTACAAAAAGAATGGGACTTGTGCCGTTATCGGCATCGGTCCCGGCCATTCTTTCGAGTGGATGAACAGGCACAACAAAGAGTTGAAGTGGTCCCCCACGGATCGAGTCACAGGGATGCTGTGGGAGATATTCGGCAGCGACAAGTGGACGGTCCTAGTGGGTGAGCTACTCCATTCCAAAGTGAAGCAGATCCGCAACAAGGTTTATCTATTCGACTACATTGTGCTGGAGGGTGAGTACCAGCTAGGGACCACATTCGCACAGCGCGAGAAGATCCTGAAGGAGAGATTCGAGCCATACATCGGAGCAGAGAGCGAGTCGCACTGGCTGGCAAACGAAGATGTGTGGCTGGCTAAGACGAAGCTAGGGAGTCTGTCTCATATCTTCAATGGTATGCACAGGCCAGAGGACGAAGGGCTGGTGTTGAAAGATCCAGAGGGCAAGCTGCGAGACTGTGAGCGAGAGAAAACGAATGGACACTGGCAAGTGAAAGTGAGGCATCCAAGAACCAATTTTTCGTGGTAAGGAAAGGATAGGGAATGATTCTAAAACCAGATGAAAGGAATTTGCTGTCGGACCTCCAACACGACACACAGTTGCAGGACATAGCCCGATTTGCGGGGGAGGAGCCGAGCGAGATCGTTGACGCATGGGTGAGCTACTACGCTTGTCAGTACACCGATGCCATTGGCACAACAGATACCAGGGTGTTCGAGATCCTGAACGCCATCATGGACGACGACGACTTTGAGTTTGAGGGAGAGGAGCCAGAGCCAGAAGCCTGGGAGAATCCCATGAACACCTACCGAGAGAACAGGCGCGAGTATCTGTTGAGCTACGGACCTGAAACATACTTTGAAGCAGGAATGGAGGACGACTGATGATGAGACAAGCACAGATAGCCCAAGGGATGATATCCAAGCTGCGACACACCCTGGCACGGCTGAAGGATGGTAAAGAGGAACACATCGAACAGGGAGTCGGAGAGGGCATGACACCAGCGTTGACTGAAGTGCTGCTGGTGGACGTTGCCGACGCGCTGCGGGAGCTACATCGGTACGTTGGGATGGTAGAGCAGAAGTGTGAACAAGCTGAGATCCAAGCGAACAGAAGGAGGTTTTTTTAATGAGCAATTTACCGCCCGGAGTGACAGTGGGAATGATCCCCGGCAACAGGCCGTGGGATCTCGAAATTGAGAACCTGTATGACGAACTGGATGGGATGATCCAGACCTTCCTGAACGACAGTGAGATCGTGGACAAGGCCGACATACCTCAAGTGCTGCGAGACTTGCTGGAGGACCACCTGAAACGACTGCCAGGGGATTACAAGGAAGCGCAGGAAACCCTGGAGAACGGACGACCACATGGAACCCACCCAACGATGGGCGAGTGTGGGTGTGACGAGTGCGAGAGGTACGACTATCTCTTTAGCCAGAGCAAGATAAACCGCTGCCGATTTTGCGGTGAGATCCCGGAAGATTGCGAGTGCAGCAAAGTGGAAAAGGAAACTCAATACACCTGTCGCTATCCCTGCGACGATGCAGTCTGGATAGAAGGCGCGAACGAATGGTTCTGTTCAAATGCAGACCACAACAAGGAGGGAAAATGAGGCCAATTTGTATTCCGTGTCAAAGATTCTTCAAGGTCATTAAGAACGATTACTACTTCACTGAGGGGAGTCCAGCTATCCGTGGGACGACCCCAGGAATCGCTGAGAAGGAACGCTGGCAGCCGTACAGGGTTTGGGCCGGGGACCAATACAAATGCCCTGGTTGTGGTACGGAGATCGTGAGTGGGATCGGTCATGGTCCGTTGGCTATAAGGCACGAACCTGACTTCAAGGCAAAGCACAGCTCATTGGGAGCAGACAGACTTCAAGTAAACGGTTAACCAAGGAGGAAGAATGAATTTACTACACAGAGCAGTTTTCGCAATCAGGCATTGCATGACAGGGGAGCAGGGCCAGTACGTCCTGGATCAAATGAAGATCACCAAGCGCGTTGCCCAGGCCACGAATGGATGGATAGCCGTGGAGGTCCAGACCAACGGTGACGATCCAACCATGTTCCCATCGGAGGTGGCAGGCATGAAAGCAATCAGTCCGGTGGACGACGATGTGGAGGAGATTCGGATCTCGAAAGAGACAGCCGATGGGATCTTCAAGGCACTACCGAAGAACGGGCATCTGCCCGTTTTGCAGAACGCTATGGTGGGCGCAGACGGTGACGACTCTGTGATTGCGGTGACGGATCTGGACAGCAGCAGGATCTTCAGGGCGCACGGTCCCAACGGTAACTTCCCGGACCTGGATGCTGTGAGGCCCAAACAGGAACCCGTGGCAGCGTTCTTCCTGGACGCCTATCTCCTGAATGAATTTCTGAAAGTGATACGAGACTTCAAGGGGACCAGAAGGCAGGAGTCCTGTTTGCTGTTTGAGGTCTATGAGAACGATCTCAAGAAGGGCAACAGTCCCATATCGGTTCATGCGAAGAACGACACAGGCCAGAAGCTGAGAGCCTTAATCATGCCGATGCACGGTGAGGATGCTGACGACTTCCGATTCAAGACTGAGGAGCAGATCGAAGCGGATGAGAAGGCAGCGCGAGAGGCAGAAGAAGCAGCAGCGTTAGTGGAAGCGAAACGGCAGCATGAGCAGCAGGAAGCGGAGGAGGAGGAGCCGGAGGACGCGCTCCAGGAGCTGGCCGATAAATACCCAACAGCAGCCCCGAGTCTGCCAGGAGTTGAATAGCAACCACGCTCACCTTGGAGGGTGGGCGTTGTGGCTAGTCATGGTGATTAGTCAGAACGGGCAGGGGGGGACTCTTTGCCGAGACCATCCCCCCCTTGCCTCAAACGAGTGGAAAGGAAGGGACCATGTTTACAGTTCACTACAGAGGCTTTCCGGTGGAGTGCGACTCAGCCCTGGAGGTTGTGGCTTTGGTCACAGCTATTGAGACACCGATCAAGGAAGCCAAGACGACAGCCAGGACCGCAAAGGCGACAACGACCAGGCCCAGGAAGACCAGGAAGACCAAGACCAAGAGGGCTGCACCGGACAGGGCAGAGAAGGACAAGCGCAACGCCAAGGCGAGAGCCGCTTACCTGGACAAGCATCCTCCAAAGGCCACGACGACGACGAGCCGACTCCAGGCACTACCGTCGAAGCCGACGACCTCCAAGGGTCCGGGCCGGGGGAGAGGAGCCAGAGCCAATACTTCCCAGGCCATCATTGACACCTTGAAGCGCAGCCCATCACCGTTGACGCTGGAGGAGATTGACACGGACCTGGAAAAATCTGGCTGGCCGTACAAGGGAGCAGACCGCAAGGGCGCGATCCGGGCCACGCTGTCTCGGCTGAAAGTCAACGGAACGGTGTCCACCTTCAAGCGTGGTACGGGCATGGAGGCCATGCAGATGTTTCGGTTGGAACGGACCAACGGTGCCACACCATCGCCAGTGGAACAGGCGTTGAACGGTCCCACCAGGGAGGAACGCGCAGAGGTTGAGGACTCCGAGGCTGAAGCAGCAGCAGCAGAAGCAGCAGCCGAGTCGGAAGAACCACCAGACAACCAGAAGTATTGGTAGGGCGATACGCTCACCTTGGAGGGTGGGCGTAATGGCTCTAAACAAAAACGTGCGAACACTGGAGGAAAAACAATGGGTGATCGAACATGGGTGAATTTGAAGTGTCGGAAAAGTGACCTGCATGAGGTCAAGGCAATCATCGACGGGCCACCACCAGCTTGGCTTAAGGGTGGTGATGATGGGACAGATCCGTTTGATGAGATCACAACCGAGGAGGACGGTTGGATTGATGGTCAAATCTATGAGGGCAATTACGGGCTTTTCACGGAGCTGGAGAAGTTGCACGAAGCGGGGATTCCATTCGCTGGTTCAAGTGGAGCTGGAGGAGATTACGGGCCAGCGACGTTTGCTTGTGATGGCAAGACCTACCACCACCTGGGCGCATCATGGAACGGTTATCCGTATGTGGAAATCAGCAAACACGGCGACTTGATGCCCAAAGGGGTCATGCAGAGCATCAGGGAGTATTACCTGATCCTGGACCGAGCAGAGCAAATCATTGAGGGGAAGAAGGTGGACGACAGACCGGAGCTACCTGAAGAAATGAAGAACTGTGCTGGTCCCTGCAAAGGGCCGATAAAGGTAACCGACGACGACAACCTGTGCCATTGCTGTGGACTCTATTTCTGTGATGCCTGTTGGGACAAGCACGACGAGTGTGAGCCGTGTTCCGACTGTGGTCAGATGCACATAACAACCCC